CCATGATCGTAAGGGCCGGAGTCTATTACGCAACTCTTTACATTCATCTTCATAGCAACGTCATGCAGTTCATGGAGATTGTTTAGCCTGTACACACCTAAAACATCGTAAGTGTCCTTGGCAGTTCTTATCCCAACCACTGCATTGATAGTTTTATTTATATCAACACCCATAGCAGTCTCGCCGACAGATACCGACATATTATGATCCTGTGTGCATCTGGAAAGAACAGTAGTCTCGTCAAGTTGATTCTCTGACTCTGTGGTAGCAATCCCTAATCGGGAACGCATGAACTCGCACATCTTAGAACCTTCAATATTGTTGTACTGATACATGAACTCGTCAAGGTCTGCATACGGACTCAATAATCCAGATAGCCAAAAACCAGCTTCACGCCTATCAGGGAACTCAGCTTCGTAATGCCCGTCATTAACGAATATCTCTGCTTGACAATGGACACAAGACCTGAACCACTTCCCGTTCTTCTGTATAATACAATCAGGAAACGTTTCACCAAGACAAGTAGACTTACCACAAGACTTACATTTTATCTGCCACTTTCTCTGGTCTGACTCTTCGTATAAAAGATCAATCCCATAGCCGGGGTAAGTAGGAGAGCCAAAGTTATTCCTTTTCCCAATCTCAGACCGAAGTAATCTCTGGCCTGCCTGATACCACATATCCTGATCCATCAGGTCAACCTCGTCACAGTCAATGCGATCACAAGGGATAGACCTGATGTTGTCACTATCTTTAGTCCCAGACCCGCCAACCTTCTTTGGTTGAGCACCAACCATGACAATAGAACGCCCGTTAATCTCTCTACACATCGTAGTATTCGTATCGCCCTTACGCATTATCCATGGATTGAACTGGAAGATGGGGTCGAATGAAACCTTACTCAATCTCTCTACCGCAGTAACAGTAGGCATCATGTAGATTATGTTCTGTTTATATCTTCTAAACTTACAAGCGTGGATGTCATCGAGGAAGAAGGAAGTAGTCAGGCACATCTGCGCACCCTTCTTGACATTGACAGTCTTTTTCTCACAATCAATAATGTCGATCACATATCCAATATCCTTCAGAGAGAACTTGTAGCCGTCTCTGAGGTTTATCTTATTGTGATGCGCCCATACAAGGCTATCGCTAATTGTCATTTTATCAATTAAATTCACTACTTCTCTTTCTTGGACGCTTTTTTTATTTGGTTCAGTATTTCAACTGCTTCCATTATGCCGTAACTTTCAATCGCTCGGTCATATAAACTCCACAATTCCTGAACATGAACGGCGGAAGTAAACTTCTTTCTAGTCTTCAGTTTCTTCTCTAGTTCTTTTATCGTCTTATCTCTGTCTCCTATTGCACATTCTTTGACTGCCAATAAATCCGCCAGTCTGCAATTACTATCAATTAAATCTTCTTTACTCTTTCTCATATCTTTCTCTCTTTCCTTTAACTATTAATCATTTATTCTTTCTTCTTAAGTTCTTCTTGCATTTTCCAGCAAGCTCGCTGCAACTCTTGCTCTTCCTTAGACTTGGCAAAGCCTCCACCATTCCTATCAGCAACTAAATCAGTGACCTTACCAAGCACGTAATGAAGTATAATATCTACCTCAACCATCTACTCCGCCTCTCCGCAACAAGCCTCTGAGCCAACCACTTCCGGCCAGCCGTTAATCACCTCTGTCACACTGCCGTCAGTAGGCTTAATGTGACGCTCGGCATGAGCCTTCTTGCACTTGCCGGTGGATTCGTTAATGACATTATAATAAAGACATTCGCTGCATATATCTGGCATTATTTCCCCCTCTTACCCTTGCGGGCAACACTTGTCTTCTTCTTCGGCATGGGGTTCTGAACCTTTACCGCACTCTGGGTGCGGCCGGCTGGGTATCCTTTATCTTCTGGCATTGTTTATTCCTTTTCTATAACCTCAATAATTATCTTTCTTTCAGGATCAATCCATCCGACCTGATTGTCTTCATCGCCGAATATGAAACCTGTTTCTTTGTCTATCATCTTCTTCTCCAACACCAATGATTCATTATCTCTCTCAGTAATATCTCTTTATATATCGACCACTCTCTGGGGTGCGGAAGTAAACCTTTAGCTTCCCTATCGGCGTCGATTAGCCCACGATTAAATTTCCCGGCCCTTCTGAATATATCTTCATTGCCTTTAATCATAATCTATATCCGTCATAATTTATTACAAACAATAAAGCGTAACCGCCGAAAATACAAAAGCTTATAGCCCATAAGAGGATACGCTGCTTTATTGTCATAATCAAACCTTACCTATCTTAACATTGTCTATGTCCTGCTAATTCTTAAACCCCCGCAATTCTGACACTTTCTTCGTTTCTGGGCTGAAAAGGGGTTGCCTATCTTAACGTTAAGTCAAGTTTATAGATTTATCTGTCATTCTGTCTCCCTCGAAACTAATTCAACTTCTTCACACTGACAGCAAGCAGGGCCGTTATCGCCCGTAAAGCCAATCTCGTAACTATGGCCCAAGCCTCTCACGTGAATCGCCGTTACGATGCCCGGAGTAGCAGGAACGTGGTTTATGAGCACTCTGTCGCCGCATCCGTATTTAGTTACCAGCCTTGCCATAGTCATGCTCCTGTGTCTTACTCTTGGTTGAAGTTAGGATACTTAGTCGCTAACAGAGAACTGAAGTCGATAGCCTCAGATGCACGTAAGCCTAGGTTGAGCCCCATCTTAAGGCCAGCAGTGCTAATGCCGGCAACTCTCGAACAAGCATCATCGTATAACTCGTAAGCTAAATGCCTCGGTAATCTATTATCCATTATCTATAGTCCTTGTCTTTTATTGCTATTCACTTATAAAGCTAATCAAGATCATCGCCGGGGTGGTCTTTTAAGTGGGAAAAGTTGGGACCCTTCTTAAATAGGCCACGCTTGTAACCGCAGGTACACCAATAGGTTATGGCGTAGCCGCTGTCTTCGGGCTGGATCGTTCTGTTGCAGTGTTTGCATTTCATAGGCTTCATGTCTTTTATTCCTTTGTACTTATATAGTTCAGGGATAGGTTAACATCCCGTCTCTAACATTATCTCGCCGTACTTCTCAATCAAAACCTCAACCTCAGCCTAGAAAGCGGGATAAGCCTTATTCATGGACTTACCGTTAACCGAGTCTAAGTCATCACTTGTGAGACGCATAGACGGAAATAAACCCCGAAGCTCAAGTATCATAGAACTTAAAGTGCTGGACCTAAAAGACTTAGAAGCCTTGACCGGGATGTACTTGATACTGAGACTCATATTATTCCTTTACTAAACCTGTGCTATCTTGTATTGCTTTCGTTCTATAAAGTTCAGGGATAGTATAATGTACTATACCCACCCCGCCCCCCTTCGTCGATGCCCCCCCCTGCCTAAATAGGGGTCCCACTTCGGTTCTGAGGGGATTTAGGCCCTTACCCTGCCTCGGCCTGACCCTGACCCGCTTTGCCCTCTGTCGGGCTGTCAGGGGCTGTACCGGCAAGCCTGAGTTTGTACTGCTTGTTAAGGTTATTAAGCACGTCTGCCTCCTGGCCTTGGGGCTGATCAGGGGTGTGCTGTGATACAACTGTCTGTTTATCCATACCGTAAAGCCGGGCGATAGCCTGGCCTGCACTGACGGCGGCTGAGGGCTGATTGTTCTGCATCGCAAGGTCGTAAGCTGCCTGCTGCATTTCATCGATGGATTGTACCGTCCTTTCGCTCTTAAGCTCCATCTTAGCCCTTATCCGGGCAATCTCGGCTTTTACGTTATCCTTTGTTAGCAGCCTGCATCCGTTCTCTTTATGGCCCGAGTTGCACTTTGGGTAAGCCTTACGATAAGCGTCAGTGGCGTTATGTCCATTAGTGAGATACTCTGCTATGAATGCTCTTTGCTTGTCATTTATTGGCATGTCTTTGGCCCTTTGTTGATATATCGCCTTGTTTCACCCGTGAGACTGTTGCAGCAGTACCAGCCTGTCCCTGTCGGCATATCATCGCAATAGAATACTTCTGGCTCTCTCGGCTCTATTTTCGGCGATGACTGACCTGGTTTCATTATGCGAGCGAGGAGTGCAGCGTTTGATTCTATTGCCTGACCTGTGCTTTTGTCTTTAATGTTTAGCATTACGTCCTCACACTCCCGTATATCATTAGACCATGGTCTATTTGTCGCATCTTATCACTTACTACTCTTGCGCATGTTCTTAGCCAGTGTTGTATTGCTTTGTACTCGCTCTTGGTTGTGTTACGGTCTAAATCTTTTATCAGTGTGAAGTGTAGCATTATTTACCATTCCTTTAGCTTTGTTACGGTTGATCTGCTTTAAGTATAACCTACTTTCCCAGCATTGCAAGAACTAAATTAAATATTTCCCAGTATTTTCCACGTGTGGTATCTACGGGATTGCTTCTTTTTATACGTGGTTACTACGGGATTATTCATTATTCTCTAAAGTTTACTTGACTACTTACCGATATGTGCTATGTTGTTAGTATGTTAATTGTTATTTAATTTGGGAGTTTTATTATGATTAGATTTACTATTGATTGGCAAGTTAAATCATCTGGACGCAAGTTTACTACTGAATATACTTTTGACGGTTGCGGCAACCAGAAAGGCTTCGACTTGATAGGTTGGGCGCATAATGTTTTAAGATACGGCCAAAAAGACGGATTTAAGGCTATTTATAAGAAAACAGGCAAATATTCAAACCCTATTGCCCTTGTAAATCCCGCTGATTATCCCGATTTTGCCGCTAAGCTGTTCCAGTCTGTTACCAATACAGGTCAAAGCCTTCCCGGTCTCGGTTGTTTTGCCTAACCCCCCGCCCTTGCCGATGTTATACGATTCTACGCTTCAAT